CTACAACCTCTACTGCACTTGTAGCATCTTGTAAACCATTTAACCCACTCATATCATAACCGTTTTCATCTTGTGGAATACCTGCAAAAGAACCAAATCTAACATTGTTCTTAAGTGTATAATTAACAAGTAATCTATTAGGAGTAGCTCCTGAAATAGATTTTTTGAAGTATGTAGCTTTTATTGTACCTTTTACAATAGCTAAAGGATATAAATCTGCACCATCTTCATCTCCTAAAATAGTGTCCATCAAATCAACTTGATAAACAGAGAACTCATCACAGTTATAACCGTTTACTTTTGCTTCTAACTTATTACCTGCACCCTCAATATACCCCTCATAAGTAATAGAACCTTTTGATATTGGGAAATTTGCCCCAAAGTCATCAGTAAACTCTACATCATCACCAGTAGCTTCTACAACTGCATTGAAGTCACCTATTGGATACCATCTTTTATCTGGTGTTTCGATTAACTTAGCCGTAATAAAAGCCTCAGGCAGTACACCATCAACTAAATCACTTGTACTAATCTTATTTCTTACCCCGTCATTGTCGTAAGTTCTTACGAAAATTAATTTTCTTGTTACATCAAAAACCTCTCCACAAGATCCGTAACCTAAATTTGCAATACTGCATCCACAACCTGCCATAATCTTATAATTTATTTATTTTTAACAACATTTATTTTTCTTAAAAGGCAATTCAATTGTTAACTGAATAGCACTCAATGTATCGTTTAAATACGTTTCTGTATAGCCATTTTCATCTGTGTATCCGAATATAGGGTGTAAATTAGTAGTGAAAACCTCTATTAATTCAGTCCTTTTATTCTTATTTACACTATTCAAAAAGCCATCTACTAACGATTTTAAAGGTTCAATAGTACGTTTATGGTGTTGATCAATGGTAAAATTATCATAATCAGTTTGAGTTATAAAGAATAACTTTACAACTGAACTAGCGTAAGGGATTGAATTGATATTGTAATTAACTTCTAACTCTTCTAATAGAAATACTAAAGGATAATTTTCAATAGGATTCTTACCTAAATCTTTAACTAACTCAGCGTTTACAGTGTTTACCGTTCCATGTCTAAACTTAGCCGTCTTTATAGTTGTAGTGGTTACATCTGAATCAAATACATCACGGTCTAGGGATATGTTTTTATCACTAACTAAAGCGGTTACTGTATAATCTTCACCGCCAATAGTTAGAACATCACCAATAGAAACATAAGACGTATTGCACGTAAGTAAATCACTACCATCAACAGTAAATGTTATCTTATTATCAATACTATTTACACACTCCTCAACTATATCAATAACATCTATTAGCATTATAAGAACTGGTTAATTATCTCTTTACATTTCAAATTAAAACCGTATTCATATTCATTAGTTAGTGCCTTGTGCATAATTGCGTTATAGCTTTTTACGTACTGATTATAAATAATAAAGTCTTTACTGTTTTGACTAGCTAAAGGCTCTGATGCACTACCTTTAAGCCTTACCGTTCCTGTTATAGTGCTTTGGATATAAGACTCCTTAGAGTAGTGATAAAATACATAACATGATACCATGTCTTTAATACCTAAACTAAACCATTCCCCACACTCATCACACAAATAGAACTTGTTATAAAGGTCTAACCATTTAGGGGAAACTGGAACACCGTCAACTAAATCAGCAATAAACTCATCATAATCACATTGTAGTAAATCCCTTAATACATATTCCTCAAACCTATCAATATAAGCTTGTAATTGTTCATTTGTGTATTGGTTTTTAGACAATTTGAAATATCCGATATAATCACTGATTGCTGTTATCATTACTTAGCTTTTTTTCTTTTGTCCACTACTATCTCACAATATCCCTTTTGAACTAATTCATTAGCTACTGATAAGCCTATTGTATAAGTTTCTCCTTTGAATTGCCGACCGTATTGATCTTTTAAAAACTTTACCTTTACCATTTCCACCATAATACTATCTTTTTATTATTAAGTGGGGGCTAATTAAACCCCCCACCAAAACCACTTCCAAACCCCCCTGTAGAGGGCGTATTAGGGTGCAGTTATTGCAGTTTTGATTGTTGCAATATCATCATAGATAAACGCTTGTTTGTCTAACTCCTTAACAAATGCGTGGAATCTAGACTCACCAAGAATCACAAATCTGTTCTTGATAAAGTCATCATTAACATATCCAATTTTCACAGAGTAACCAATGTAATTAGTCGTGTTATACTTAGACATATCAGCAACAAAGATTTTACCTACTGGAATATCTCTCTCAGGTCTAATTGTAATGCCTCCTATATTTACTTGGTTGAATAGTGATGCCGTTGGGTATAATGGGTTACCATCTGCATTTTTAACCGCTACAAATTGTAGAAAGAAATCAGTAGGATTCATGGCAACTAAAGATGCCATATATGACATTTCATCCTCATAGTTATGAGTTGTATAAACATCAGTAACACAAGCATTAACAACGTCCATAATGTTTGGATTTGTAACACCTAAAGCCATTGCACCAGCTACAAACGTACGACCGTAAACAGTTGCCCCAATTGGCTCATTGTTTGCCCCTGTTCCAAATAAAATTCCTTGTTGACGTTTTAAATCGTGTTTCTTACGTAATAAGTCCTGAGCAATAGACTGAATAGAAGTAACGTCTTGAGTTACCTCAGTTGATAACTTAATCCAGGCCGCGATCTTAACAGGTTCAGCGTATCTAGTTTTCCATTCAAAGTCAATTTCAGGCTTGATTTCCTCCTCAGCTAAGAAAGCATAATCACCATCTTTTGGTAATGTTTCCGTATAAGGATAAGCCGTTAAGTTAGTCGCAACCGTAGAAGTTAAAGAATCAACCCAGTTATCTCTCAACCCAATATTTGACGGTGGTGCTAATTGCGTTCCAACAATATTAGGAATACCATCAGGATTAGTTCCGTTTGCAGTAGTTACAGTGGCTTTGCTAGTGTACTCAATCAATCCAGTACCTGCAGACTTTATTGACTTAATTTTGTCGTGGTTCTCTTCGATAAACTTAGATACTTCATTAACAAAAGTTTCTTTGTTTTCTTTTGTCTTGAATCCGTCAATTAATTCTGCTTGGTCAGCTACTGCCTTTTTAAGTTCTTTTACCTCCTCAGCAGATTTTACACTTTCTTCGCTTAATTTCTTAAACATTGCTTCTGCTTTCGCTTTGTCGTTCTCAGACTTTGCAGAGTGATAAGCCCCTAATTGTGACGCTTCTAATTTTCCTAATTCATCTTGTGAAAGTTCTTTAAACTCTCCTTTACTTGTAAACCAATTCATCTTTTTTTTATTTACTTGTTTAACATTCATTTATACATACCTAAATAGAACTCTTCAATAGCAGTCTTTTGAATGTCCTTAGACGGTTCAATAACTTCTTTATGAGTGTCATCTGACGGCTCACTTCCGTAGTTCATAGGTGTAATATCGTTTGAACCTCTGACAACCATAGAACCCTCTTCGCTAATCTTTGCTTCTGTAACCGCCCAAAAGTACCCTTTTTCTAAAGCATTATCTTTATTAGTGACTTGGTCTATGTATTTGTCAAAGCCTTTCTTTTCTTCTTTAAATTCCTTATCATCTGAATTAACGCAAAGCTCCATTTTAACGTACTCCATTCTCACAGAGTGCTGAATGTCTATCTTTTCGTTAACTATCTTTGTTGCTTGTGGGTTAGAGTAACCAAATACGTTAGTCTTGAATATTAACGCTTGTGTTTCACCGTCTTTATTATACCCCAATGACTTCCAAGAAACATCCTTTAACATTAGCTCCACATCTTTAGGGTATGCAATTATATTAGTTACCTTTAGTTCATGGTCTGTTGTGTAGTGTATCTTGTTTTGTTTCTCTTTTACTGACTTATTCCAAATACCTTTAATATGTACATCATTATGAGAATCCATGTAACCAGTCGTATTAATAACTGGATAGATAAAACCTTTTTCTAACCCCTCAATACCTTTTTCTACTGAATCAACACTATTATAAACCCCCTCAATAGGTGTGCTTTTTGTCTTTGTTGCTTTCTTATTAGAGATAATTAGCTCTTTATTTTCCTTTAATGCTAAAAACAAATCCCTTTTATCCTTAAATTCCTGCTTACCAAACTCTATTGATTTAATCATTTTAATACTACTTTAGAGTTGAATTTTTCTTTAAGTTCTTTTAACAATTGTTCTTT